TAATGACTAATCCACCTAATCACATAAATTTTGTGTGATAACTAATATGGAGGAAAATATCATGTTCTTACCACCGTGGGTAATATTTATTATTGCAATGTGGATTTTACTTGGAGTAAAAGATTATTAATAATAAGCGAGATGATCAAATGCACAATATTAAAATTCCAGACAGTTATAACTATATAGGTTGTTTTCTTACATTTGCTTGTAACTTGAAGTGTAGTTATTGTATTAACAGATTTAAACAGGCTAATCCAAAATATAAACAGTTGAGTGGTGATGAGTGGATTAGGGGTTTGAATAATATTGTAACAAGAGAGGATTTACCTATTACTCTTGGGGGTGGAGAACCTACTTTACACCCTGACTTTTATAAGATAGTCAATGGAGTGAGAGGTAATATTGATTTGCTTACGAATGCACAGTTTGATATAGATACATTTACCAAGAATATAGATAAGGATAGATTAAAGAGAGATGCTAAGTATGCGAGTATTAGAATATCTTACCACTTAGAAACTATGTGGCTTACTAATACCATTGATAAGGTTAGGGAATTACAGGATAAAGGTTATAGTGTAGGGGTGTGGATAGTAAATCATCCTAAAGATTATAATATGCTTAAGATATGTAAGAGCGAGTTTGATAAGGTAGGGATAGATTGTAGGATGAAGGAGTTTTTAGGAGTGTATAAGGGTAAGTTGTATGGGAGTTATAAATATCCAAGTGCTATGGATGGAGTTAGTAAGAGGTGTATGTGTAAACCGAGTGAGATGTTGATAGCTCCTAATGGGGATATTCATAGGTGTCATTATGAGTTGTATAATAATTGTAGAGGGTATGCTCATATATTAGATAATGGTGTTAAGTTGATAGATACACATATGGAGTGTAATACTTATGGTAAGTGTAATCCTTGTGATATAAAAAGCAAATTTGACCGTTTTCAGGTGAGTGGGCATTGTAGTGTGAGTATTAAAGATGCGGGGAGCGTCTTGAGTTTATAATTCCAAATAAAGAAAAAAAATTATAAATCTCCATTTCCAAGCATACTTGTGATCTTAAATGAGGGGAGGGAAATATGACCAGAGATGAGAAGTGGTTAAGGACTCATTGTGATAATTGCGGCAAAGAGTTACGAAAGGAAGAAGAGGAAGTAGGGTTGTGTAGGTTTTGCTATAAGCAGTATTTGGATGATAAGTTTCCTGAACATCCTGATAAACATTAATTGGGATAGGTTTACCAAAAGGAGATGGAAAAGCAAAGATTTTATGGGAGGGGAAGGTATGACTAAGCAAGAGAGAGATGAGAAGGTGCAGTTAGAGTTAATTAAAGATATTAAGAAAATTAAAACATTTATTGAATATGCAAGATATGAGTTAAAAGATGGAAAAGCTACTATTGGATGTCAGTTTCCTCATCAAGAAGACGCAGATGTGGAGCTTAAAAGAATAGATACCATCCTCTCCCAAATCAATCAGTTGTTTGGGGAGGATAAGTATAAAGACCTTGTAATAAAAATAGCTGGTAATGGGATTATATCTAAATACTCTGGTGGACAATGTATGCAAATGGCTAATGATTTACTTAAAAATAACCATATTGTTAACACCAACAAAACGATAGGCAATTTAGACTTACTATTAAAAGAATTTTACATCCACGCCACAGGCTCTGATGACTATGGGTGTAAAGAGTGTTTTAAAATAAAAGAGAAGATCAATCAGTTGTTTAGTGAGGGCAAGGATAAGGAAGTGGAGGATTTACTAACTGTAGGATTTCATAAAGGAGAGATGGATTTCGGTATTAAAGGTAGTGTGCAAAATTTAACTATAGAAGAATTGAAAGATTTTCGCAACATGATAATAGTTGCTATTTATGTGGCAGAGGATATGTGGAGAAAAAGTCATCCAATAGAAGCAGGGAGTCAAGACGCAGTAGAAAGGAAGAGATGAACATCGCAAGGGTATTCCCTCGTAGAACAAGTATGACTCCAAATGACCCTGATAGTTATTTAAGCACTCCAGGATTATTTACCCCTAAATATGACAAAGTTTACATTTCCTGTGCTTTTACTTGGGATATTAATTTAGCTTATGTTTTACAAAGAGAATGGGAAACAACAGGTGCATCTGTAAAAGTTGGTGGTCCAGCTTTTGGGGATAAGGGCGATAATTTTGTGGCAGGGATGTTTCTTAAAAAAGGTGTTACCATAACATCAAGGGGTTGTCCTAATAATTGTTCATTTTGTTTTGTGCCTAAACGAGAAGGAAGAATAAGAGAATTGCCAATAGTAGAAGGAAATATTATTCAAGACAATAATATTCTTGCTTGCTCAAAAGAACATATAAGAAAAGTATTTAGTATGCTTAAAACTCAAAGACATATAGATTTTAATGGCGGATTAGAAGTTTCAAGAGTTACAGATGATATTGTAGAAGATTTAAGAGGGTTAAAAATTTATCAATTATGGCTTGCCTACGATCGCCCTAACTCAGAGAAGCCTTTGATTCAAGCAGTTAATAAATTAAGCAAATATTTTAAGAGAGATAAGATTCGTTGTTATGTTTTAATTGGATATGAGGGAGATACATTAGAAAAAGCGGAAAATAGACTTAAAAGGGCTTGGGAGATAGGAACTTTGCCTTTTGCTATGAGATATAGAACGCCCGAAACTCAATGGGATAAAACTTATCTATTTAAAGAACGTGAATGGAATCTATTAACAAGAAGATGGACAAGACCAGCAATTATAAAAGTCAGTAACCCTTGAAAGGAGGATGTAATGGCAGTTAGAATTTTGCATAATGAAAAAGATGGTTATTGCTGTTTATATTGTTCCGTTTCTATGTGGGCTTTCGGTCCGATAATGTATTCACTTGAAGAAGCAGAAGAGTTTTTAGATTGGTTGGGGAAGAAAGATGCAAGGTTATTCACAGACAAAGAACTTGAAAATAAATATTATGAGTTTAGGAAAGATATTTGGGATGTTAAGCAAGATTAGCAACACCAACACTATTGGAGGTGAGAGGATGAAGAAAGGTAAAAAAGAAAAAATGGCTACATTCATAGGAGGTATAGAACCCCATATAGAACAGATAGGTAGGTCTATCAAAGAAATCTCTAAAATATTAAAACTTAAAGAGAAGTGGTATATGGTAGATATGGCTTATAAAAAGGAAGGTAAGGGATTTTACATAGATGAGTTTAGATTAAGAAGTTTTGGAGGAGATGATAAATGAAACTTAAAGACCATCCAAAGTTTCTGCAGGAGAAGAAATTGCGAGAAGATGAAAGTATAAAATATCGCAGAATATGTTCTAAATTAGATGAAAGGTGGCATAGGTGGTTAGGTTTATACGTTTATAAGGACTTGCAGGCGACCTACCCTATGCCACTTTTAACAATTTAGTGAGGGGAAGCATAACCATATTGTTGACGCCAACAAAATGGTAGGCAAGGATAAGGAAGTGGGCAAAAATAATTTACCATTGGGTTGTATAGATGGGCAGAGAAAAGAAAGTATGACGCAATAGAAAGGAAGATATGAAGAAAGGAAAGAATTTTTCTTGTAATAATATAGGACAAAGGAAAAAATCAGATTTTTATGAAACTCCATATTCAATCACAAAACAATTATTAGAAGTAGAGTATTTTAATTCTCCAATTTTGGAACCTGCCTGTGGAAAAGGAGCAATAGTAAAAATGTTATCTGGTAAAGTTATAAGTTATGATGTTAAAAAAGATTTTTTAAAGGAAACAAAAAAATATCCTTGTATAATTACTAATCCCCCATTTTCTTTAGCATTTGAGTTTATTATTAAGGCAAAAGAAATCGCTACAAAGAAATTTGCTTTTTTACTTCCCTTATCCTACTTGCACGGAAAGAAAAGATTTGACCACATTTATCAAGATAAAAAATACCCATTGGCAAAAGTATATATTTTTACAAGATACCCTATGTTAGGAGATAAGTTACGAGAAGATGGAAAATATAGAACTGGTATGATGGTATATGCTTGGTATATTTGGGAAAAAGGATGGAACGGCGAGCCTATAACTAGATGGATAGATAATAATAAAAATGTGCTTCGTAACCCTTGAAAGGAGGATGTGATGGAAGATTTTACAATGAAAGGCGAAGAAATACAGAAATTGGTGCAGGAAACAATGCCTAAGTTAATAAGAGAAAAATTTACAGAAGGTTATGGCAA